TACTATCTCTAATATCAGGATCTATATATGCAACTGTAACTGGACCTATAACGAAAGGTTCTCCATTAACAAATTTACCAACTGGATATAATGCATCAAAATACCAAGTTATATCATAATGAGTAACACTTGATTGCATAACTGTTGGGGTCAATGTTTGAGCAACTAATAATTCATCATAATTAACCCAACCTTCAATCCCATCATCAAATAAAACATAACATCTCCACACATCCAAATATTGAAATTGATCATTTTGCGCCCATATATCGCAAAAATGTGCGTCTCGAATGGTTCCCACAACATTTTCATTATTATAAGTTTGGAGTATATCAAATTCTGGATTTTGGTATTGTTTTGTGGAATAAACATTAATTGTTTCTATAGAAGAATTTGTTTTAACCCTGCTACCAATTCTCCATGTTGGTGGTGGTGTTGATGTGTCAATTCTTAAGTTGATTATTGCGGTGTTGGAGTATTCGACACCATCAGTTATTCTAAATGTAAATTGATCTAAACCGTATCCGGGATCTTCTGAAGGGTAATATATAAAATTTGGTAAAACTACATCATTACCATAGGTTCCCTCATCAGTTTCAAAAGTCCCATTTGGAGGATTTAATATCTCATATGTTATTGATCCTTCTAATTCCGCAGGATATGTGGCTTCTAAATTACTATAATAAGACATCCTTATGGGTAAGTAACCTTCCTCTTTGTCATGTGCGAATAAATGAGCCATATTCTTTATTTAATTATAATCAACATATTAGTATTATAAAATGTGCCATTTTAAATCCTCCACTTTAACCAGTTCTAATGTTTCCTTTGAAAGAACTAAAAGTTTACCTTGATCACCATCCAGTGTGATGCCATAGTCATATCCAACTAATAAATTTCCCTGTGTTGCATTGTTTCTCAACGTAATCTTACCCCATACCGGAAATGTTGGGTCTTCTACTATCATATATGTTTTAGTATTACTGTTCGTAAAGATGAGATATCCATTTAAATGACTCGATACTGAAACATAGTCGGTGTCGGATAACGAAATACCATTAACTAATATTGGAGCCTTGGTATCCAACTCAGAATTTATATTGATTTCGTTGTCTCGTAAAGTATTAATATCATCAAAAATATTACTAACGTCAACTGTTAAACTACTAATAGTTATGCTGGAGGTATTTGTTATTTCTGTCAGACTATTAGCCGTTGCACTCAATTCCCCAATTAAAGTATCAAATTGTGAAAAATTACCATCAAAATAAGAGGATAATCCCATTAAATAGTTTTGATTATTTTCAATAACCACCACATATTCATTGTTTGTGATTGTATCCTTGATCGGAAACTCAGTTATTTTTATTCTATTTATATTCATTATATTATTTAGTAATTGTCAATATGACAACTCTGATAAGTTGACGTATTTAACAGTATATCCCATTGGCGGATTTATTCATTTATACAATCAAAGATAATGATTTATATAACGTGCTCAAAAACATATTATCATATATCCCATCCTCTATAATTAGATCGGAATTATTAATTGTTATAGGAACTGTGGTCTTAGTATTTTCAAAATCTATGATCCCGTCCATTACAGTATTATCGTATTGATTATTTGCCTCAAAAAATATGTAATATTTTTCCATATCTGGGAACTCAAAATCAACAGGTAATACCAATGGCCACCCCCAATCATCCGAATAATCCCTTAGATAATACGGGTAACTGGAATCTACTTCGCTCGGGTAAACTACATCTAGATTATAGTCTCCAGCTATAGATGCATTTAAATTTAAAGCATCTATAGCATTTTTAATTTCAGTTAAATATGATCCATATCTTGGACCAGCCTCATTACCATATCCATATAAAAAATGTCCAACCAATATAGCATCATTTTTAAATAAAAATGATATAGGGGAACCACTATCAAATTGTATAGCTTGCGAATAAAAATCTAATCTTGTTGGATCTGTTGGATCTGACGAATACCAATTGGATGTTAATGACTGGTTTCCTGTAGTATTATCATGATCCAATGTTCTGGCTATTCTGAACTTATTTCTCCAAACCATAGGTGTTCGACTTCTTGGATCTGATGCAGATGCCCAATCTATATAGTCTAAAAATTCATTAGACGCTATCCTAACAGGTTTTATAGTATCGGGAAGATCATTCGTCAATAACACTACTCTTATATCAGTAGAACCTATACGTGTTGAACTAAGAACGGTTCCTATAGTTAAATTACCGCTTAAATCATAAAAATTAAACGGTACTCCCGGTGGTGGAGGGGTTCCTCCAAAATAATGGGCAGCAAACGAAACATGTCGTGGAGTTAATACAATAGCTTGATCCCCAAAATACTCAGAAGCGGACCATCCAGTTTTATCTATACCATACAGCCAAGAATCAGGATTTTCTGGACGATAACCAGAAAGACTAGTTGGTTCAAATAGATATGAAGATGATAATGGATCTTTTCCAACCAATCTACTATCAACTTGCGCACACATATGTTCCCAAATATTTAAATTTGATGGAGGCTGTTGGGTATTTAACCTTGTATAAGTATTACTAAACTTTTCAAGTGCTACTAAATCTTTACCGGGGGTTACTATATATGTTAATGGATCAATTTTATCACCTAGATTTATACCATATGTCTCTTTAGTGGTTCTATATTTTGTATCGAAATTATTATTAAATTTGTTGGTTACTCCGAACAATTTATTTTTATTAACAGATAATAGATCAACCAATCGTTTTATTTTTTCAGGATATACATATTTTTCTTCATTTATATCATTATATCCTATATATTGACACAATGATTCCAATGCTTCTAATTCACAATAATCCAAGTCGATATTATTGTCAGTGAAGTTAGATATTTTTTCATATATTTTCAGTCCAATTCCTTCGTGAGTGGAAGTTTTATTCCCCAATAGGCTTCCAAAAAAATCATTAAATAATACATCGTTATCCAACAATATTTCCTGAAATGATATATCTCGTAATGTTTCTGATGGATTAAAGCTCTCATTTATTTTATACACATCATAATAATTAGAAGGGTATATATCAAATGATGATGATTGTCCACTAAGATAATACGAACTAGTTCCACTTACAATGGTTGTGTCTACCGATATTATAACATTTTCTGTTACATCAGTAGCGGTTAGATTTATAAATTCCACATATCCTCTAAAAGATCCCCCATGGTTATATGCCGATAGTGTATAATTTAAAGATGAAATATTATATTGATTACTTGTTGTTATTGAAATATTTAAGGCTGATAATTCCAACTCATCTACGTTTTTAATAGTGAAATTTTCACCGTCTTTAACCTTAACAACAAAGGGTATTTGAGTATTGTAAAATTTAATTGAATTTATATTGAATGATGTGATGGGGTATCCTTCCCCATCCAATCCATTTGAAGTTACAGATAAATAACTCGGAATATTTAATACAACTTCTCCAGATAAAGATATACCTAAATTATTAAGATAATTCATACTTTCATTAATACTAGGTATAGTATACTTTGTTTTATCAAAGGCTAAATATATCTTAACACTATTAGATAATTCATCATCTTTATAATAAATGGTTTTGGTTCCTGAACACCCAACATGAAAACACCCATTTTCTTCACCATTACATAAAATTATATTATTTCCTTCGATTTTTCCAAATAATTTTGTAGTGGTAGGTATGATAATATCAATCTCTCTATATTGATATGATGATAACCCGAAATTATAAAATAAATCATACATATTATAAGTTTTATATAAATGATTATTTTTATAATTCACCAATTCCCAATAATTCATACTATTACTATTATAAACAGTATAAAATAAATTTAATGGTTCTTGGTATACTGGATAATAAGAATTTATCACCATTTCCGAAGAGGGTTTACCGCAAATAAATGTTAATGGATCTGGAGTAGTAATTATGTTGAATGTTAATGGTATAAAATCATATATCACCACTTCTTTCTCAAAATATGATTGTAATGAATTATTATTACAATCATATACTGTCATTTTAATTAAATATTTTCCGGGAACGGTGTAGTATTTAAAGGCTGATGTGGATCTGGAAAACGTATCGTCTCCAAAATCCCAAACCACTCTATTAGTTTGATCCTCGAATAATTGAAATTCTGGAACAAATAACAATGGAGTGGATGATAATGCGTACGAAGATAGTGCATTATTTCCAGTAAAATCAATTACGTTAAAGTCTATAAATGTTGTTGCCATTATTCGTCTATTATATCAATACGGTTTATTAATGATTTTGGTCTATATATATAAGGATATTTGAAAAATTCCATAGTTGTGGTCTGTGTTATTAATTGTTCGTCCACCCCCTCAAACATAGGATTCCATATAACAAACGATAATCCATTTAATATACTTCCATCTGAATTAACTGTTCTTAGATTTTTAACTCCATCTATTCCTAAAATTCGAGATGTTAAATCTGACATATCAATACGTTGTCCCAACTTTATATTAGTTGGGGAAAAATAATCCAATATAATTGACACGATCTGACTTTTTAATTGTTCTTTATTCTTTTTATTATTTTTTTCCCTAACTAATACCAATTTAGTAGTCTTAAATATGTTCTTGCTTACAGTATTTTGGGTATATCCAAAATCCAGTGCCATGTAAATAGGATCTCTTGGCACTACCTCATTTGATATCATTTTTTTATCTTTGGTTATATCTTTTATTAAAGTTTTATAACTGTTGTTTAAGTAATCTGGATATTGTTCATCTTCTAATATCGTGAACGTTGGTACACAAAATATATTAACATTATTAAAATCACAAGAATCTGCAAAATTAACTTGATTTAATAATACCCTATTAACTTTATTCGGATCTACACATATAGTATAAAAATAATTTATGTATTCCCCGATAAACACATTATTATCCACCACCTTTACATCGTTTAAAATATTTGGTATACTTTTCTTAAGATATTTTTCATAATCAAATTCTGTAACCAATCTAAGTTGGGATGATAAAAATACTGGAGTATTTTCCCTAATATCATCAACCGTTTCGGCATCTTGTAATGACGTTGAATTAGATGGATTTCGAAAGGTTAATGATCCACTATAGGTCTGGTTGATCAGATATCCAAGATTGTCGTTTGTGATATCATCATATATTTCATTGAATCTAGAATTATTATACACAAATAACTTATTACCGTTTATACTACCTTTGCTTATTTGACCCCTATCACCATCACTTAAAATATAAAATACAGAAACTTGATCATCCTTTTCCAATTTTTTACCAAATATACCATTACCGAACTTTACTTCATAGTGTCCGTTCTCGTTCAATCTTAAATCATATACCCTATCTGTAGAATTAGTTAAAAATAATGAATCTACTTCTATATATTCATACCAACTATCGGTAGACGTTTCTTTGACATATACACTAATTGTACCATGTGATATGAACTTGTTATCGTTTGTGTTTACTAAGTTATCAACAACTATGGGAAATGTCTCGTATTCATCCCCCATTACAGTATATGTTGGATATTCACTAATCGTTCCCTGATACAACACTACCTGATTATTTATAGATGTTATGTCTTCCACCCCATTTGTTATTTTTTCAAATGTATGATCATTTAATATATTGTATTGTATATTATCAACTAAAAAATAACTATACTTTCTGATATAGTAACTACCTTGAAGTAAATTAGAATTAGTGGAACATGTTATTGGACAAAGAGATGTTTGTTTACCCGTTGGTTTATATCCAATCAATTTTACTATCTTATTCATATTTTCATAGATAGTTGTTTGTGAAAACATTGATTCTGATGAGGTTTGATTCAAATAAAACATTAACACATGTGTATAATATGCCAAAATATCTAGAATCGCCGCTAGATTGCTACCTTCATAGTTTTGATCAGTGAACTTACCGTTTTTATTAAGCTGTTCTATCATATACGCTTTTAACGAAAGCGCATCAAAATTAACATATGCTTGAGTCGGTAAGTTATATTCTAAATTCTGATTATCCACTATAGTATTTAGATTAAGGGATAGAATATCCACTAGAATTTATTTCCGATTTAATGGATATACCATACACATTTAAAGTTGGAACATTTATTTGTAATTCCACAAATATTGTGTTATTATCCTCGTCTCCCTCTACTTTCACCCCAATTACTTGAACTCTTGGTTCCATCTCAGGAAGTTTGTTCTCGATATCATCTGTTATTATATCTATAATGAAATCATCTATTGGTTCAAATAAATATTGTCGTAAATCGATACCATATGTGGGATTTAGAATTTTATCACCGGGGGCCGTTAAAAATGCAGTCACTATACTATTTTTTACTGCTTCTATATCATAAATAGCGGCAAGATCTTTCAGAGACTCCCTTTTATTTAACTGTTTATTTAGATACACATCTGACGCCATATCCAATTCCAGATCCTTATACAGATATTGTTTCTGTAAGGATTTTTCAGATAAGGAATCTGGTCTAAGGGATTTTATCTTTATATTCACAAGATTATTTAGATTTGGAGATTAATGAAAGCACTTCCATAGTATCTATTTTAAAATCGTCATCTATCCAAGTTTTTTCATTGATCAATTTTCCAAAAATGTTGTCAAATGACTCGTCTATGTTTGATGCCCTTAGAGAAGACATAATTTTCACCGCAGCATTGGCAGAACCCTTTCTACTAATAAACGGGCCATTTACAGTTTTTAATAACATATTCTTTTGGGTTATTGGAGCTTCAAGATTGTTTATGTAATCAACTAATTCGGGTTTTAAGTTATCGAATTGCGCTTCAGTCTTAACATTTGCTAATTTTTTAACCATGGAATCCCCACCGGAAGACAAGTTAGCCCTTTTTGACTGATTGTTGGTCAATTTAATAACTGGACTCTTTAGTATTACATGGGAAAAATAGTTAATTAATTGGAATAATGGTAGATTGGCATATAATTGTTCAATAGTCACACTATAATTGTCACCACGCTTGATTTCAAAGAAGCGTTGTTTCGCTTCATCATATCTCTCGTTCTGTAAATTTAAAAATATTAACAATGGATTGATGGCTTTGTCTTCAGATATTAACATGTCCAATAATTGTAGTTGAGCCTTGGCATCATTACTTATGGACTTTTCCAATTTCGCAAAATCCAATTCATGTAATGGTATTGTCGTGGGAAGAGTGTTATCACCACTATTGTCTAATTCATCGGTGTGTTTTTTGTATAATCTTTTAGCGGTATTATCAATAATGGACATCATTTGATCCAAAT